TCGGAGCAAACGCAACAGCATGGGGCGAGACATTCCAAGGAGGAACAGGCGTACTCAACCTCCGTAGACTCACGAAGCGCGGCACTCTCACGGGTGGCGGTACATCAGCACATACATTCACTCCTGATGCATTGAATGGTAACTATCTTCAATTCGTTATCAAGGGAGCAAATGGATTGTCAGTTCTCACTTCAGGCGCTGGACGAGTCACCTTCTCGAAGGCAGCTTCACTCGAAGTCGCTTCGACTGGTGCAACTCTCACAGTACCTTCATTCGAGTCTGACTTCGGAGCAACACCAGCACCAGCAATCCCAGAGATCGACATCAAGATCGAGTCGATTGCAATCACAGCAACAACCCGCAAGCTCCGTGCTCGCTGGTCACCAGAGCTCGCACAGGACCTCAACGCTTACCACAGCATGGACGCTGAGGTTGAGCTCACCTCGATCCTCTCGGAGCAGATCGCCCTTGAGATCGACCGCGAGATCCTCAACGACCTCGTCACACAGGCAAACGGTGCAAACTACTACTGGAGCCGTGCACCAGGACGCTTCGTGAACAAGACAACAGGACAGCCTGTAACACTTGCCTCAAGCCTCTCGATCGGACCACAATTCACCGGTACGGTTCGCGAGTGGTATGAGACTCTCGTCGAGACAGTCATCGACGTTGCCAACACGATCCACCGCAAGACACTCCGCGGATCAGCAAACTTCATGGTCACAGGACCAGACGTTGCAACAATCCTCGAGAGCTCGGTCCTCTACAAGCCCAAGTTCTCGATCGACGGCGAAGGTCAGGTCGGTAGCCCCTTCACAATCGGTGCAGAGGCAATCGGTACAGTCAGCAACCGCTTCACAGTCTACAAGGATCCTTACTTCCCACGTAACAAGATCCTCGTCGGCTACAAGGGCGGCAGCTACCTCGAGACAGGCTACGTATACGCACCATACGTTCCACTCATCGTGACACCAACAATCTTCGCACCTGAAGATTTCACTCCTCGCAAGGGTGTGATGACTCGCTATGGTAAGAAGATGGTCCGCTCGGACTTCTACGGCACCGTCACGGTACTCGACATGAACATCATCTGACAGTCGGAAACGACCATCTTTGATAGGAAAGGCCTTCATTCGAAGGCCTTTCTCTTTTTGTTCTCTTGAACTTTTTACAAAAGGTTGGAAGTTTCAAGCGCTGTCTGGGAATTCGGCTAAAATTTGCCACAAACAAAATTTCAATTATTGTTGACAAAAGAATATTTAATAGCTGAGGGAAGCTTACAAAATGCCTAAAATCACGATAAATAATTCTCAAGGGTTAGTTCAGACAGAGGGATCCGGAGTCGAGTTCAACTCTTCTGTTACTTTAAACTCTTCTGTCACAATGAGCTCACTCCCGACAGCGGTCGTCTCTTTAAAGACCGACCCAACGACTCTGACGTCACCGGGCGTATATGATTTAAATTATGACGCCCCTGCTACGTGGGTCATGCCGCTAGCATCTTCTGTCCCAGGTGGAATATTCGTGTTTCGTACATCGGATGGATCAGGACATCACCTTACTGGTTCACAGGAAGTAAGTGGTAAAAAAGTATTCGCGGGTATGCCCGGCGCGACTCCTGAAAATAACGGAAGCAAACTAACATTAGCGACAGGAACAAACAGATCAGTCGCCCTCATCAGCGACGGCGTATCATTTTTGGTGATGGCCTCGTCAGGTTCTTGCACGATCAGCGGTTCATGAGAGCTTGCGCATAATCTCCCTTAAGTCCGGATACGTCCGAGTTTTTATTTGCATCAGTGCAGTACCCGAACGTAACTTCTCAAGATCGACTCGGCCATTCTCCTCGCCGATAGGACACCATTCAGCCCAATCTCTGGCTCAGACCTCAAAGATGTATCCTGCCTCGACATGAACATCATCTGATAGTCGTTTCCGACTATCTTTGATGGGAAAGGCCTTCGAAAGAAGGCCTTTGAAGTTTATCGTAATGTGAGAATGACATGTAATAATCTATGAATAATTCTTATAATTATTGGTCATGCAAGATTGGATAATTATTTTAGGGGTGGTTCCCTTCATCATAGGGATGTGTGGGCAGGTCGCCCGTAACATCGTTCTTGGGAACAAGAGAAGAGAATCAGATGGGCACGTCGGGTGGAGAAGGATCTATTGGGCAACTCTACCTCTTCATGCCCTAGCCGTGGGAGCAGGAGTTGGACTGATCGGATATGAGTATGGTTTGCCTGTGCCAATCGCATTTGGAAAGACATTAGCAGGATCGATTCTAGCCTACACACTTTCAGGTGGGGTCTCTGTGGTCGGATACGATGCTATAGTTAAAACGTTACGTAGGATGTTGGAAACGTACAAAGGACCTGTTACCGAACTGCAACGACGAACATCAGACCCACAGAACTCGTTGAATGACAGAACAGGATAAGAGATCTACGTTCTTTATATAATATCCTGATGATCTATCGTCGGTTTAGAAATCAAACAAAGTTAAAGAAAAAAGAGTGTGAGATTTGCAAATATGACAATCCTGCGGCTCTCAACATTCATCACATAATTCCGCGACGAGATCCTAGATCAACGAACAACAACTACAATCTCAGCGTTGTGTGTCATGTCTGTCACGATTTAATTCACGCAGGACAAATAACGATCATCGGTGTTTATGATTCGACCGAAGGACGCAAACTGATGTGGTTCAAGGAAGGACAAGAACCACCATTAGAAAAACAATTTTGGAAAATAAAAGATAACCCGTTGGTCGTTATGAAAATTAAATCAAGGTCTTCAGATGCATCCTGATAAGGTTTCTGAGCTGAGATTGCCCTGCTGATTCTTGCAACGTCAAGATCCCGTCCAATCCGTCGAGAAGAGAATCTTTCAAGGAAGCGTCTGAGATTTTTTCAATGAGTCCAACGATCTTGTCATACTGATCTCTCAATGTTTTAGAAGCAGAACGTATTTCAAACTTTGATAATCCCTTGTCGGGATCATAGGAAAAGACAGCACGAGGAAGAGGTTCAACCAATCCTCTCACATAGAGAAGCAAGGCTGTTTCTTCAGGATAGGATGACAGTTGTAGGGCGTCCTTGGCAAACTCTTCATTTTGAGAACGTCTGGATTCGACAGAAGAAGATCTAGATGATTCTTTTTCAGCTTTGGCCTGTTCGGCTTGTTCAGATCCAGCGAACAGTAGGCCTCCGCCTGTGCTCTTATAATAGCTCTTGCTAATCGATTTTGTCAACCCGGCATCCAGTAATTTGATGCTATCACCACTCACTCCCCAAGAGTCAGGTTTGTAAAGATCTCCTGTATTTATTTCAGAATACCTCGTGACAAGCTTTGCAAAAGATCCAAGGAATTCATCAGTCAACATTTTGTCCAACCCAGTCGATTGAAGTTGAGAAGTCACATTGGCTGCTTGCTTCGCTGCGGCTCCTTGAGGAACTGCAACCTTAGTGGCATCAGGATCAACCTGCACGTTAGGAGTCTTTTTAGTTGTGGCGGAGAGGGTAGGCGCGGCTGGTGGAGGTGGAGCCTTAGGCGTTTTCCCCGAAGCTGCATCGCTTGCTGCTTGCTTCAATGCTGATCTAACCATCTGCCATTCTTTAGAAAATCCTGGGATTGTTAAGGGTTTGACCTTCTTCGAAACTATCCACAAGTATCCATCATGATCCGTGAAATTGCTAGCGCTAAGAACAGGAACAACTATATCGCTCACTTCAGAGTCATTTCCTGCTGTGGCCTCAATTCCATTCTGCGCGAAGCCTGCTTCATTGAGTGCGACCTTAATCACTTCATCTCCGTGAATGACTGCCAATCTAGAAGAACCCATATCAGGAGATCCACCAGCAGTGTATGCCATGACTTGATCTATGAAATTATCAAGAGCTTGTTTCTTATCTCCACCAGAATCTTTTAAGATGTCTTCGTATAAAGAATCGAATAACTTCCCTAGTCCAGAAGCCTTCTTCATTTCTACGAGCGGACGACGATTGGTTCTCTTGTTCTTCATTTCGAATCTTAAATATAATCTTTTTTGCAAAAACTATCGTGGTTAATTACATAGATATATTACCGAAGGACCCAACATGAAATTAACCGAACGTCAGCTACGCAAGATCATACTAGAAGAAATAAAGAACATTCACGAAGCAGGAGAAGTCGAAGGACCGATAGATCAATTACGCACCAAACTTCAAAAGCTAGCCCCCGAAGCGAATGCAACAAAACTAGCTTCGGCAATAAAAGACGTGGCAAAATCTAAAGATGCAGCTGCTGCTATAAGCGACGAAAAACTTATCGACAAGATGGAAAGACAAGCGTTAGGAACAGCTTTCTTAAAAATCATAATATCTGATCCAGGAGATATCCAGTCTATCATCGGGTTAATAAAACAGATTAAAACAGGTTCTTGATTTAATTGACTTTTGAAAATCTATACCAAGTCTTGTTCTCATCGTGCAATCTAACTTTAGATTGTCCGTGAAATCCCCAATCAAGATTGATGATCCAATCAAAAGATGTAGTATCCCAACAAACAGATGCTACCTTTGCTTCTTGTTGCATTCCATAAACGACGATTCTTTCGCCAATTTCAGGTAAAGAGTTCATAATAAAAAAGCCATCTATAAAAGATGGCTTTCAGCGATCCCAGGGGGAATTGAACCCCCGCAAGCGCCTTGAAAGGGCACTGTCCTAACCTCTAGACGATGGGACCATTATGAGGTTACTTATAATACAAGTAACCTCATTTGTTCAAATCACTTTGCAGCTGGTGTTGCACTGACTGCGGCGCTTGGAGCGACTACAGGTGCAGCTGACTCAACAACAGTTGCCGCCGTCGCAGGAGCTGCAGAAGCAGCAGGCTCTGCCGAAGCTGCAACATCGGCCGTGGCTGTGGCGGATGCAGCTGGTGCTGGTGCGTCGGTTGATGCACATGCGACGAGACAAACTGAAGCGATAACAAATACAAGCTTTGACATTTTATATAATCTCCTGTAAGAGGTTGTGTTCAATTGTGTTACAACCCGTGACATAACTATAAGGCAAATTCAAACTATGTTCAAAAATTTTTGACCGACTTCCACAATTTTAAGGTCTACATCTTTGATATTTCTCTCGCGGATAAAAACGGGGAATCTTACCTTTCCATCTTTCGTCAATCCATCTGATGTGGAAGGGTCTGGTTGACCTTCTAGCTCAACCACTCGTCCAATCCATGCGTCTGGATCCACCCCAATCTCTGCTTTCAAAACATCCGTAAACCCCCCACCTACACGAGTGATGACTCCATTCGGCATCATTACCTCAAACCCACCCCACAAACCCTCTCTCTTTGAACCTCTGTTGCCCATGTAGTGTCCCACAATCATACCTTCGTACGTGGCAACAGGCTTCATCTTTCTCACCGAACTAGAACGCTTGAATGAGTAAAGAGCAGATACATCTTTGATCATGATTCCTTCGAAACCACCTTCTAGATTTTTTGAATAAAAATCCAATAGTTCCTTCGGATCATTAACCGTGACGCCTTTAACATGCACGACTGAGGGATTATTGACCTGCGAGATCAGTTCTTCAGTCAATTCGACACGAGTCGATAACTCCATTGAGCTCTCTTGATCGTGCCAATCAGAAAAAGGCATAGAGTCGAACGCGTGAAACACGATGTTAGAGTCGTCCTTGCCTCGTTTATGAGACATCACCACTGATGCAGATTCGTTCCAATCAGATCCCATCGCCTCACCATCCAAGACGAAGTTATCCCATGGTGCTTCTTCAATAACTCTCTTGATCTTTGGTAGAGTTTCCAAGACCGTGCCACTCCTGGTGAACATAGTGGCCAAGCCATCTCTCTTCACGATGATGCATCGAAGACCATCTAACTTCGGTTCGACTCGAACAGGATAGTCAATGCGATCGTTAATGATGATCCCGACGTTAGCATCGAAACATGTCTGCAAACTCTCAGCCAATTGTACTGAAAATCCGATGATGGAGTTTGGCCAAATCTTGTTGACGGTCGTTGACTGCACGCCACATCGCAAATTTTTCAATAAGATTCTAAGGCACCATTTCTGTTGAAGAGTCGAGAGTCGAGAGAAAAAAGAGACGACTGCATCCTTCGCAGCATTTCCTGTGATGTTTCGTTGCGCCAACGAATGATTCACAAAATCTAGAAAGCTATCGATGATCTCATCGTCTTCTTCTCCAACGTCACGAGCAACAGGCATCTTAAACTTGTTGACGAAAAAATTCGTGTAAGGATCGCCAACAGAGACAAAGATCTTCTGTAACAGTTGATTGCTGCTGTGCGAATCTAACAATTCTTCCTTGAAGATTCGAGAATTGTTCGACTCTAGAGACTCAAGAATATCGATGACTGTCATTGTATGACCATAATAACACGATCTTGCCAAGACATTTCACGACTAAAAAAATTTTTTTTATGATACTCTACTGTGAACAGATCATCAAAATTTGTAATTTTTTTTGAAATCTACTTTCAACTCTTCGATGACGCCATCGATCTTAGCAATAGCTACTTTCAACTCTGAATCGGGGTTCTTTTCTAGGATATTTCTACAGGTCTGAACGGCGTCTGTCAAAATCGAAGCGTTGTTGATCAACTTAAAAGCAATTTTTTGCTTCTCGAAAGACCAATCATTCTGCTTTTCTAACTGTTTATTACTGTTGATTTTTTCTACCTCGTATACGATACGTCTCATCTTGATGCACCTACTTTTTTAACTTCTTCTTCTGATAACTTCTTGTTTCTAAATTTGAATCGAGCTTGGATAAGTCATCCTCATCTTCGCTTAGAGAAGAGTTCTCTTGTGATAAGACGTCTTCATAAGCCGTCGTCGGGGGAATGGCTGCAAAGACTTCATACAAATTTTCCTTCTCACCAGTCGCCTCTGCAACAACGTCGAGTGGAGGAACAACTACGACCCCTGCTGTAGGGTCAGAAACATAAGAAGGAATACAAGAATTGAACACTTCAAATCCAGGCGTCACAACGCCTAATCTATTGCAAGTCTCTTCGAGAACGCTATAGGTGGTGATACCTCTCTCAATCAAAAACTTCTTTAATGTTGTCTTTCTACGACGAAGAAGATCTTCTAGCTTGATCAAAGACTTCTTTTGATACTTAGTTGCTTTCATTTTTCACCAATTTTCTACGAGCCTCTAGATCTTGTAACAAGTCAGAGATTCCGCTTTGGAACAACGGAGATTTCGAAATCATCTCAGCTGATTCAGAATCGACATGAATGTTATGCTGATCTGCTATTGCATCAACAAACTTACGCATGACTCTAAGTACATAGTTCCTCGCTGAGGAATGGTTCATTTTATACCCAAGTTCCGTCATTGTATCCGCAATATCACGATAATTAACACCATTATCATCAATTGTTGCGTACCCACCAACAAATTTGCTACCTTTTTTCATTGTCATTGTCATTTTTCCTATGAAAAGTCTCGGCACGAGAATGAGGTACCATAGACGGACCAAATCTGGTCGTCTGCAAGTATCGCAATCTTGAATTTAAGTTCCTCTCAACCAGCAGGTCTTCTTTTACGTCTTCTTCATCCTCAAATTCGTCAGATTTCTTGTCACGGATCAACATGTACAAACTAACAAAAGAAGTGACCAGATTGATCAAACACAAGACAAGAATCAAACTTTCGCTGATCACGTGAGACCTTCTCCCATTGAGATCTTCTCAACTTGCTCTTGAGTGATCTTATAAGATTCATCGCTCAGCACGTCATCGACCAACCCGAACCGTAACCTCAAAATCGCAGCTTCCTTTGGAGAAAGACCCACGATGACTCGTTGAGCCAACTCCAACATTTGCTTGGAAGAAAAAATCTCAAGGGGATCTGACACAGGATCTGCCTCAATCTTATCTTCAATCGTGTCAGCATCTGGATCTGAGGATAGAGGTTGATCAAGCGAAATAATCGATCGACCACTGATCCTCATCGCGTTGAAGATTGCATCCGAAGTGCCTGTCAACTCCTTCAACTCCTCAGGAGTTGGCTCACACCCCATCGCATTTCTGTATTCTTCGGCAGCCGTCAACAACTTTTTCTGAGTATTCACAGCATGTGCGGACATTCTGATGACCCGCTTCTGCTTTAGAATATGTTGACCAATGGCTTGCCTAACCCACCAAGTCGCGTAAGTTGAGAACCTAAATCCCTTCTTCCAATCGAACTTCTCAATCGCTCGCATCAACCCCATGTTGCCTTCTTGAATGATGTCTTCGAGAGGCATGCTGTGGTTCTTGTACTGCTTCGCCACGTAAACGACCAAACGTAGATTGGCCTCGATCAACTTTTTCTTCGCAATTGCCGCGTCAGATCCTCCTGCTTCGAGAACCTTAAAGAGCTCCATCATCTGTTCGTGCGAAAGCTGCTGGTGATTCTTTAGAGAAGAAAAGTAGCGATTCATCGAATCGCCGCCGAAGGCTGACTCTCGAGAGTTTTCTCGAGAAATTGTGCCTTGAGAACTCAAATTCAATCCTCCTCCGTGACGGAAACAGTCGAAACATACTTTGCGTGGGCCTCACGACGAGCTGTTCGAATCTGCAGCTCTCGTTGTACATAACACATCTCAACCTCCCATGCGGAAGGATTCAACCCATGACTATTCACCCTAGCGATGGAATCCGTCAGCGATCGCTGCATATTGTTCAATGAATCGTCGTCGATGATAGCCAGCTCATCAAACGTGTGCACCTGAGGAAAAGGAATCGGGGAATCAACGTTGGTCTTGTTTGTCTTTGCTTTCTTTGCCATTTTTTTTCTCACTTTCGTGCGTTCATCAAATCCAGGGAACAAATTCTTTTTATACCATGCAACATTAACATTGCACTGGAAGATTAAAGGGGCACATCAAATTTCTTAGGCATCTCGAGGACCGCAAGATTTTTCATCTTGGCTTCCACCTCTAGATCTACTGCATCGCGCCGCAGGCGCTCGAGCTGCACCGCAGGAATATAATGGATCATATCACTATGCTTGCGGCGTTCGGTGAAAGATCCACCCTCCATGCCTGGCTCTGTGTTGCTGATGTGTTGCAGGGGTTTCACACCCTTAGGCCACGTCTCATCGGCTGCGTCCGCAGCCTCTGCGCCGTCCAATCCACCGTCGTTGAAAACATGATGATGCGAATCCCATACGATCGGCACGCCCGTCTCCATCGACACCGGCAACAGATCCACCAATGAGTAACACGTCTCGCAATTCTCTAGCGTCAATCGCGATCGACTAGCCTCGGGCAACGACCGAATCGCATCGATCAACCTCGTCTGCCGATCCGCCTTACCACCGTGCACGTTGATCGCTGCGTAC